GAAGAAGCTGTCGAGTACACCTGTGTTGATGACAACGCTGCAAAACCATCTTGGGCTGAGTAATGCTTGACCTGTTTAATCTGCCGACTCCGCAAGGTTGCAATATTCAGACGTTTTACGCCAACAACGCTGGGTCAGCAACCATAACTACCCAAACTTGGGTTAAACCAAGAGGGATTAGCAATGTTTATATGTTGCTTATTGGCGCTGGTGGAACGGGTAATGGCACTTCTGGCGGTGGTTCTGGTGCTGTAACAGTTTGGTATGGGTCGGCTATTAACGTACCAGATATTTTGTATGTTGCTGTAACTCAATCAAATGACACGCGAATACAATATCGTGGATCAGGTGGACTTGTTACTTTGCTGCAAGGATTTTGTGGGTCTGGCTCAACTGCTGGTACTGCATTTACAGCTAATCAATTTGCTGCGTCTGGATTTTTTCAAAGTATTGCAGGGCAAAATGGTTCAAGCGGTGCGCCCTCGGCATCCTCTACAACCTTTCTTGGTGGCGGAGGTTCTGTTGGAAGTTTGACTACTGGAAATTACGGTTATACACAAGATGCCGCGTCAGGATTTTTTCAAATGCAACCTATTATTGTTGGATTGGGTGGGAATGGTGTGAATAAAGGTGGAATAGGTTGCGGCGGAGGTATTTCAACCGGGCAAGGCGGCCCCGGCATGGTTTTGATTGCGAGTTGGTGACATGAGCTATCCAATAAATTACCCGACACCGCAGGGCGCGAATGTGCAGATATTTACCACCAACGGACTATCTACTACTGCTGCACCAATTCAAACATGGATGAAGCCTCAAGGAGCATCATTTGTCTGGTTTACTTTAATTGGCGCTGGTGGAGCAGGAGATAATGTATCTACAGGTGGAGGTTCTGGTGCTGTTACAAATTTTATGTGTCCTGCTTTTTTAATTCCAGATCAATTAAGAATTGAATTAGGGGTTGGTGGAACAATAGCTCAACCTAGTTCTATAACAAGAGTTTCATATCAACAAAAAACAACAACTGCATATACTCTTTTATCTGCATCAGCAGGTGGGGCTGGTGGTACTGGTGGTGTTGGTGGCGCTGCTATGACAGCAAACAACTTTACTGCAATGGGATTTTTTCAATCAATAAACGGTCAAGATGGCACATCAGGAGCAATTGCTGCATCTGGCACCACTTTTTTAAGTGGTGGTGGAAGAATTTTAGATACGCAAAATTCAAATTATGGATACTCATCTGGCCCTTCTACTATAAATAGATCTGGATTTTTTCAAACTCAACCAATAATTGTAGGTGCTGGCGGTATGGGTTCTGGTATTGGTGGTACTGGTTGTGGCGGTGGTATTGGTGGTGGTGGTGGTAGTAGTATGGTCGTAATAATCACATGGTGACGCAATGCTAGACGTATTCGGATTTCCTACACCGCAAGGCGCGAACTACCAAGAGTTCTACGGTGGCGGAACTGTGCGCGATTGGGTAAAGCCTAGAGGCGCAAGCATGGTCAGAATGCTGCTGATTGGGGCGGGTGGTGGTGGCTGTGGAGGAAGTGGTGTAAACGGGTTTACTGGTGGCGGTTCAGGCGCTGTCACTCAATGGATAGGGCCAGCTATTTTTATTCCTGATGTACTGCGCGTTTCTATTGGTGCTGGCGGCGCTGGAGGTGCGGCACCATCTGGAAGTGGTTCTAACGGTGTAGCAACTTCAATTATTTTTCAACAAAAAGATGGAACAGGCTATACCTTATTAACTGCAAATGCAGGAAATGGTGGAACTACAACAGGCGGGAGTGGTGCTGGAGGAACTGCATCATCAAATAATTTTTTTGGCGCAGCAGGAATATTTAAATCTATTGCTGGGCAAACTGGTGTTGGGCAAGCCACTTCTATTGCAGCTTCTACAACAACTTTTCTTTCTGGTGGTGCTGGAGGTAGTAATCAATCAGCCGCAGGTGGGAACGTTGCGTGTAATTATGGATACCCAACAATAAACGGCGGTTCTTTGTTGGGTGGAAAAGGCGGCGATGGTTTTTTCTTAACGCAACCAGTAATGATCGGCACAGGTGGCGCAGGAGGTGGTGGAAATACTGCTGGTACTGGTGGCGCTGGCGGTCGCGGTGGTATAGGTTGTGGTGGTGGTAGTGGCGGCGCTGGAAGTGCGGGAGGCGGCGCTGGCGGTCGTGGCGGTGATGGGCTCGGCCGTCGTCGTGGTTGTGGTGGTGGTCGTCGTCGTGCCCGTTTCAATGTATCGCACCTGCTCCGGCAGATCCTCGTTGAACTCAGGCTCCTCCTGCACGCGTGTGATGAGGTCTTTGCCGGCCACTGTGCTCCACGACACGCCGGGCTGGTGGATCGCCACCGGCCTCCGGGTGAGAAGCTGGTTGATCCGGGTCATGTGATTTCACGGACGGCTTTGAATCCTTTGGGCGGGCTGGCGACGAGGCGCGTGAGCACCCACTGGCCGTCATCGCTGCGCTGCACATTCACATCAAAGCAGTGCTCCTGCCAGGTGACGTGATTGGTAGCGGGAATGGTGATGAGGCGTCCGGCAGATCCGGGCTCGCGACGCTGCACGGTGCCCCAGTTCATGAGCTTGCGGGCGTTCCGCTGCGTCTCCTCAAACACGCAGCGCGGATGCAGGCAGTTCACCCCGCCACGCAGATTGCGATGCGCCCATTGCAGGCGGCCCGGCACTGGCACATCCGTTTCGAGCAGCGCCGGGGCAAAATTTCCCGTCGTGCTCACATACACCTCGCGGCGCACCGGGCTGGAGTAGGTGCCCTGCGGCACGAGATACACGCGGTCAAAGAGCTTTTGCACCTCCACCTCCTCCCCGCCGATGGTCATCACATAGGTGGAATCCGGATCTTCCAGCGCCGCGAGATACACCAGCACATTCGGCCAGGGGCGCTCCATGCTGAAGGCCGGGCCGCTCAAGGTGCGCTGCTCGGTGCTGCTCTCGCGAGCCGTCAGCAGGCGATGAAACATCGCCGTCATGTAACCGGCCGGCCCGTCCTGCCATCCTTTGAAGACAAAATCTTTCACCGCATGCCCGGCCAGCTTGGCCTCCAAATGCTGCCCATGCGGGATCACCTGGTTCTGCACGGCGCTGAGAAACGTCGAGCTATCGACCACCAGTTTGGCCTTGTCCCGCAGCGTGCTCAGCGGCACGGCAAAGTGCAGGCCTTGCTCTCCCGGCACCACGCTTGGCACTGGTTTGAACTGGATGATTTCTAGGGCGTCCATGAATCAGGGCGGGTTAAGCGTCCGGCGCGTCGTCATCAAAGCCCAGCATCGGCGCATTGGTGAAGATGTCGCCCGGCAGGTATTGAAACTTCAGCGTGCGGGTCGCCCCGGTGTTCTTCTCCGTGTCCACCGACCACATGGTGACGTCGATGTCATCGACACGCAGCGGCTGGTCCGGGTTCTTGTTGTCGCTCACGGCCACCTTGTAATCGGCCACACTGGCAAAGACGTTGGTGTGGCTGGTGCTCGATCCGCTGCCATCCACCGTGGTGGTGCCCAGCTTTTCAATGGTCACGGCTCCCGATGGAATCAACGTGACACCTTTTTGCGCGGCCAGATCCACCTTGGAAAGCTGGATGTTGTCATAGGTTGTCGCGGCCGGATTGGTAAACTCGAAATCGCCCTTCTTGGAAATGCCGATGCCGTCATCGGTAAACAGCTTTTGATACTCCGCGCTTTTGATCGTCTCGGTGATGAGTGCGGGCGCAGAGGTGCAGTAGCGAACGGGAAACGTCCGGCCATCGCGGTGGAGGTAGTAGGTTTCGGAGGGCATGGCAGAAAAGTATGTTGTTCACGCTTCAGCGTGTGGCTTGCGTGCAGTTGGCTACGATGGCATCAGCCAGGCCTTGACAGGCCAGCAGCATGAGCTGCTGGTCGGCGAGCTTGGCGCGATCCTGCGCGTGGTCGATGAAGCCCAGCTCGATGAGGCAGGCGGCGGGGAAATTGAGCACCGCCAGGCGGGCGTGCTGGCTGGCGGCTTCGGTCTTGATACCACGGTCTTTGGTGCCGAGTGCCTCGACGATGGCGGCATTACAGGCACGGGCCAGCGCGGCATTCTTCTCGCCTCGGTAAAAGGTTTCGGTGCCATGCGCCTGCCCGTTGGCGGCGTTGCAGTGCAGGGAGATGAGCACGTTGCCGCCATACTTGTGCGCGATGCTCACCCGCTCGCCGATGGGGCAGACATCGCTGGCATTGATGCGCGTGCGGATGACCTTGTGGCTCAGCGTTTCGAGCTGCACCTTCAGCTCATTGGCCCAGTCCATCACAATGCCGGCCTCGGTGACATCGGCCTTGCCCACGCGCACCGTGGCACCGGGATCATAGACGCCAGACTTGCGGTTTCCCATGCCGTGGCCGGGATCGAGGATGATGGTGAGTTTGCTCATGGCTTTTTGGCGACGTAGTAAAACACTCCGAACACCGTCAGGAGCATGAGCCCCAAGGCCAGCAGGGCCTTGGAGATGCCGTAGATCGTTGAGGCGGTGAGAAGCATGATGAGTGAGAAGGTGGAGCGCCGCCCCGCTCCCTTCCGTCACTCGTGGTCAGGAGACAGGGCGGCGGCGCAGTCGGTCAGGGCTGCACATTCACAGGCTGCTTGGCGGCCGTTTTGGCTCGCTCTTGCAGCAGCACTGGCGCGGCGGACATCACAGCGGCCTTGCCGCCGCTGATCCAGCCATCCCGCGTGATGCCGAGAAAAGTCTTTTCCCCGCTGGCACTCGTCGAGCAGGAGACCAGCGAAAGGCAGCTCAGCATCAAGATGCCGATGAGCATTTTGTGCAGATAAGTCGGCGGACCGCGCAGAGCAGGCTTGGCATCCTCCGCACGCAGCAGGCCCAGGCCCATGAGGATGACGACGGCTTTGTCGAGCTGCGTCTGATACTCCGGCAGCCAGGTGGAGACGATGATGCCGATGATGCCGATGATGCCGATCAGCGAGGTTTTCCAGTTCTTGAGGATGTTGTTCATGGGATGGAGGATGAGATTGAGGTTGTCGATGTTCTGCTGAAGCACGCTCACCTTGCGGCGTCGGCGTGCGAAAGTGGTCTGGGTCATGGGCCTTGCGGAATCTCTCCGCAGTTTTCGGAATCATTCGGCACGATGCGGAAATTCGCGGCAATCTCCCAGCTCTTGCCGTTCTTCCTCGGCGTGGGCTCGATCATGCCGTTCTCGATGTAGTTGATCACCGTGCGCTCCGTGATGCCCTCACGGGCGGCCACGTCCTTGGTCGTCAGCCATGTCTTGGCGCTGGCTTCGGCAGCGGCAGCGGCAGCGGCCTTGTCATGCTGGCCCACGTTCACGCTTTGGGAGATGCCCTTGCCGCCGCTCATGCTCATCTGCATTTTCAGGACGGCGATGTCGGTGTCATGCGCCAGCACCTTCGTCACCAGCCACAGGCTGAAGAGTGGCGCGATCCAAATCGCAATCTTGAACGCCCACGCATTGATGGTGCCCACGCGGATGATTTCAGTGCCGTTGTCTTCCATGATGCTCATGGCGCACCTCCGGGAACCGCCAGCCATCCAGCGGAGATCATTTCTTCGTAGCTCTTGCTCAGGTCTTTGAAGAGCTGGGGAAAGGCGTCATACACTGTCAGCATCTGCCCGCGCTTCGATTCGATGAAGGCAGCAAGCGTGGCGTTCGTATCGGCCGGAAGCTGCCCGGCATCAATCCAAGGCTGAAGGATGTCCGCGATGCCATCCAGCTCCGCCTCGGCATGCACGGGAATGGTAAACGTGGTGTCCACGATTAGCCAGCGTTTGGAGGGCACTTGCAAATCATCCACCCACGGGAACATCTTGGAGGTGTCCTCCGGCTGCCTCACCTGCGGCGGACGGGTCAGAGCCCAGAGCGCATCACTCAGGGTTTCAGCGGCGGAAGATGGAACGTAGCGTATCATCAGGGGGCTCCGTAGAAAGTATTGCGCTCGGCGATAATGGCGGCCTGATCGCTGTCGCGGTTTGCTGTCCAAGTCGATGCCTCACCAAACATGTCCCCGGTGTGGGACTGCCCGATGCTGGTCGAATAGCAGAACAGCAGCCAGTGCTGAATGTTCTTGGCCGCCGGGGTGAAGCTGCTGGTATTGCTGCTGCCGGCAATGCGCAGCGTGTGACCCGTGCTGATGCTCAGCGAGGAATAGCTGAGGTTCACCGGCATGCTGACCGTTAAAGTTGCCCTGTCAGGTGAATCAAATGATTTGATGCCAGGGCTGGCAAGATAGGCAGGAATCCAGCCACCAATGCCGGAATCATTCTGGCTTGTTTGCGCCCCTCCAAACAAGCGGCCTGCCGGGCTGTTGGCAGTAGCTCGGAAAAAGGCGCTCATGGTCAGGCTACTGCCGGTGAGCGCGGTAAAGGCCGCCGTGGCCATGAACTGCGTGCTGGCGCTGATCACCTCCGCCATGACGCGGTTGTTTGTGCCTGTGGTGATCAGACTGCCGGCATTGACAATGCGGAGCTGCGAGGCCGCGGTTGTTTGCAAGAAATCTTTACCGCTCCCACCGCTCTGCGCATACACCTTGCAGACAAAGCCATTCCCCGCGCCCACAAAGGACAGCAAGGCCGCCGTGTCCAGCAGCCCCGTGGCGTCGACATAACCAATGTCCTGCTCCGTGTTATCCGAGCTGCGACGCACGCGGATCAGTGCTCCCGAGTAGCTCGTGAGCAGCCTGCGGCTGACGCTCCACGCCGCATCCAGATTGGTTGTGTAAGCATCGAGAGCCCCGGTAAACGAGCCACCTCCCCCCATCCCCGTCCCATACCCGATGAACCGCTGGCGGGCCAGCGGGTTGATCAAGCGAGAAGGATTGTGCAGCAGGGGCGTCATGGGCTTAGCAATGAGCGCGTTTCCAGGCGATGAACCGCGGGCTGCCGCTCATGGCAGCCACGCTGACGGGACCGGCGTAATCGGTGATGTAAACGAATCCACCTTTGCCATCATCCGCGGCGGAGCCCGCTTGCAGGATCAGGTGCAGGCTGGTGGTGCTGGCACCGGTTCCGTATTTCACGGCAAGCGCGGCATCATCAAGGTTTTGGATGAAGCCGATTTCACCGGGCGCCAGCGTGAAGACGGTGGCATTGGCCGTGGCGATGGCGTCAGTGCTTGGCGTGGTGGAAGATTGAAGGTCACAGGATCGAACGGCGTCCATAATAAATCAGGGTTTGGGGGTTTCGCGGTTGCGCCGCAGCTCGGCGCGGTGGGTTTCGAGGAGGTCTTGCAAGGCGGCGGTTTGCAGGGAGACACCGGTCTGCACCTGGCCGGTTTCGCGGAGGTGCGTGGCATGCAGGTGGCGGATGAGAAACTCGTGCAGCACCTCCAGCACGGGCATGAGCACCCATCTGCTGGCCGCCAGATCAGTGGTAAAGGTGCCGCTGGTGTGTCCGACAAGGCAGCGATAGCACTCGCCGCTGGTGCTCACGGTGCGCACATCGCCGACGACATAGGCGGTGGCCGTGGCCCAGGCGGTCGTGTTGAATTTGTAGATGCGCGGCACCCAGCTCACCCACACGGTTTCCAGTTCCTCGCTCACGGCGAGGCCGGTTTTGTCGGTGAAGAAGGTGACGCTGCTGGCGAGCCGCGTCTCCCGCGGGTCTTTGGTCCAGACTTCGATGTTCCGGGCATCCCCCAGCACATCCCAGGCGATGAGGCCGCTGCTCGGCGTGATCTCCGCCCAGGTGCGGGCATCTTCCCAAAACACATTGCTTTGGAAAGGCAGCTCGTAGCCGATCTTGTAACTGCGATTGAAGAGCGCCAGCAGATCGCTTTTGACTGTGGCATTGCTGCTCATGGCCGTGAGCAGGCCCGTGGGGCGGACGGCATCTTCAAAGGCCGTGTTGAAGGCGATGTGTTCACGCACGGCCATGGCGGTGTCAGGCCACGAGGGCGGTGCGGCCCTCCTGTGCCGCTTTTTGAAGTTGCACGCTGACCTTAGCAAACTGCATGGCGCGGTGCATGCGGCCCTCTTTGGCCGCCTGCTCCAGCGCGGCGGTCCATCCGCTGCGGATGTCGCCAGTGATGACCTTTTGCGGAGCGCAGTCAGGATTCCGTTTGAGGAAGTCCTTGAGCATCGTCTCATCATCGAAGACCTCGCCGCCCTTGCAGCCGCGCTCACCCAGGGTGCTGCGGTAAAGCTGCTTGTAGGTCAGCGGGGCGATGTGATACGCGGGCGCCATGTCGAAGTCATTGCGCACGACGACGGGACCACGCTTGCGCCGCAGTTCAGCGGCACGCTTTTCCTGCTCGGCGGCGTGATGATTGTCGATCTCCAGCTTCCGCTGATAGGCGGCGAAGATCGCACGGGCTTTGTGCAGGCCCACACGTTTGGCCAGCTTCTCAAAGCCAAGCACCGGTGCTTTGTCAGGATTCCACATAAATCACGAAAGGAGCGCGGGCACTCTTGCCCGCTGTCAGATGGGAAAAGGGGCCGCCAGGGCAGGCAGGTGAGAACCGGGGAAGGGTGCGTCGATGCGGTCACAACAACAACAAGGAGCGCCTTCACCCGCCTGCCCGGCGGGGATGCGTTAAGCGACGGCGGTGTAAACCTTGCCGTGAACGGCGGGCATCGAGCAGAAAAGGCTGAAGAAGCCTTCCACATAGCCCTGCGTGCCGCTGCCATCCGGTGAGAGGTCCACTTCTTCGAGGCCGTTGAGCAGCTCGTAGAAGTATTCCATCTCCAGCGCCAGCGCGTGATCGAAATCACCCAGCGTGAGCGTGGGTGATCCGGTGGCGGTGGCCGCGGAGGACAGCACGAAGCGCGTGCTGTTGGTGATGCTGGCGATGTAAGCACCCGCCGGGATGCCGGTGCCGCCGATTTTCATGCCGGATTGCAGGCCGGCCGTGCTGGTCACGTCCACATTGGTGGAGGTGTTCGTGGTGGATGCACCGGCGAGGCTGCCCGCATTGCGGACGCCGTTGAGGTGCTCGGTGGGCACGACCATGAGGCTGCCGAACGCAGTGCGGTAGCCGGTGAGCATGCTGGTGATCTCGTGATCCGTGCTGTCCTGGTTGAAGCGGCGGATCGGCGTGGCGGTGTTCGTCAGCGTGCCGCTGTCGAAGAACGTGGCGAGGTGGTTTGCAAAGTCCGTCGTTGCGAACATCGTCAGCTTGACGTTCTTGCGCTTGGCCTGGCGGCACTCCAGCAGGAGCGTTCGCATGTTCGTCTCGGTGAAAGCCGAGGCGCTGGCGACGTTGATGAGCTGCGACGCACCGGGGCGATAGTTGCTGTCCACTTGGAAAGTGGAATCGGTGCCCTGCGCGGAGCTTTCGACGTAGCCGCTGGCACCCATGGTGAGGTGCATCTGGCCGAGGCGGCCCTCGTCGTCGTGCGCATACGCATTGTCGTTGGCAAGCTGCGCAGACAGGTGGGTGATTTCGGTGCCCTGCTTGTAGCGCTCAAGAGCGCGGAAGCGGGACTCGCCGACTTCGTTGGCAACACCGGCGGTGTTTTCGACTTTTTCGACGCGCTTGGACACGCCGTAGGTTTCGCGCTTTTGCTGCACGGCACCGTAGATCTTGGCGCGGTTGGTGAAGTGATTGGACACGCTGGCGCGGGTCACGGAATCACCTTCTTCGACACCGCCAAGGCGGCCGGTCAGGTGCTTGTCCGCGACGCGGGAATAGACGGAGTTTTCAGCCGAGCCGCCGGATTGGACGGTGGAGCTGAAGATGGTGTTCTCGTTGTCGAGAAGAGCGATTTCGTCGGCGAGATCTTCGTGGATCGCAGGGACGGTGGAGGAAAGGGCTTGAGCCATGGTATGCTAGAAAGTTGATGGTTTGGGTTCCACGCGGAGGGGTGAAGCTCAGGCGGCACGCGCCGTGCGCTGCACAGGCCCGAGCTTGATGGCTTCTTTGAGATACTTCTGGCGCTCGTCTTCGGTCTTCGCCGTCTTCGCCTTCTGCATGAGAAGGCTCTTGCGAGCCGCGAGGTCAGAGCCGTGCTCATTCACCGATGCCAGGCGTGGAGTGCTGGCTCGGGTTTCGCTCGGCGGGTCTTGGCGGGGGATGGACTCCTTGGCGGAGGGCGCTTTGGTCGCAGCGCCTGCTGCATCCGGGAAAGTGATGACGGCACGGCGGCTTTGCAGCACGTCGTAGAGCGCGGCCTTGGCGGCCAGCTCTTCGAGCCGGGCGGGAAGGTTGGCGTCTTTGAGGTAGGCTTCACGCGCCTCCTTGTAACCTTTGGTGGTGGCATGCTTTTCGGCCAGCTTGGTGGCGGACTCGCGCACCTGGCTGACCTTGGCATCATGGGTGAACCATTGCTGCGCATCGGTGACGCGCTGCTGATACACCGGCAGATCGGAGGCACGCAGCTCGATCTCCTGCCCGGTGGGCAAGGTGTGCGTGACGGGATCGTCTTCACTGCGGCGACCGGCTTTCACCTCGCGCTCGTGATACGAGAGCAGAGCGAGAGCATCCTTGGCGTTCTCCGCCCAAGTAGCGACGGCGTGGCCGTCTTTGAAATGGACAAAGGCATTGCCAGCGAGCCCGGCGGATCGCACGGCGGCTTCGTTGCCTTGCTTCTCGATGTCGGCCAGTTTGGTTTCCAGCTCGGTGACTTTGGCCTCGTGCTCTTTGAGCTTGGCCTCAGCCTCCTGCGCACGCTTGCGCACCTTGGCCGCTTCCTTGCTGGCCTCGGTGATGCGTTTGCGGGCTTTCTCGTCGAGCTTAGCGAGTTCTTCCTCGGTGATTTCTGGGGCCACTTCCTCCGCCGCGGCGGCAGGCGTTTCCTCGGGGGCATCAAACTGGATGACTTCGCCTTCGGGCGCTTTGTCGGCAGGCTTGTCAGCCGGGGCTTCAGCAGCGGCAGCAGGCGTCGGCGTTTCAGCAGCAGGCGCGGCAGCAGCGGCAGCCTTGGCCTTCTTCTCTTTGCGCATGGCGCGGAAGGCCTTGGCCTGCTCAGGACTCAAACCGCGGGCGATGTGCTCGGCGGTGGCGTCTTGCGGCGTGATGATGGCTGCCGGTGTTTCGGCGGCATTCGAGGCATCAGCAGGCGTTGCGGATTCAGGCATGGAGCGCACTTTAGTGCTCCGCCCCCTTGCGCCTCAAGCCTTGCCCATGATTCGCCCCCGATGTGCGGGCGGTTTGCGGGCGCTTTTTGACGTTCAGCCCTCTTGCTCAGCCGCTTGCGGGGGTGATTCCAGCCATGCCCGCGCCACCTGATAGGTGTAAAGCGCTCCGCAGGCCTGCCCTTGATCGTGCGCGGTGGCCTCGGCCTCGATGCCGGCACGCTGCATGTCAAAAGCCTTGCGCTCGATGAGGTTAAACAGGGCTTTCACCGCGGGGTCATTGCGGTTGTCATAGACCAGTTTGCGGGCCGCTGCTCGTTCCTCGGGTGTGAGGTGCATGCGCTGCCCATAGAGGGGCGTGCAAAGGATGACAGCGGGGGCGGGTTCGGATTTCTTGGCAGGCATGTCAAACGGTGGCGGGTGGCTGCATCATGGGCGGCTGCTGAAGCATCTGATACAAGCTCACGCCATCCGGCAGGGCTTGCAGTTGCTCCAGCAGGTTTTCCGCCGCGCTGGGCTGGGCGAGCGGATCTTCGGTGAGTGTGCGACCAATGCGGGCGTTTTCGCCGCCGTGCTGCTTCTGGTTGTTCACAAGGCCTGCGAGGTAGCTGGTGAGCACGACGTGGATCTGCTGGCCGCCGATGACGGTTTGCTGCCGCAGCGGGCTGCGGGTGACTTCATCGGTCACGGCTTGCGCGAGGCCGCCAAAGTCCATGCCCTCGGTGACATCTGGCGCGCCGCCGCTGAATATCTCCGCGAGGTGCATGCGGGCCATGTCGAGCGTCTGCCGCTGCGCGGTGTCCACATCTTTGGGCAGGCACTGCGCGGCCAAGGTAGGATCGAGCATGTTGAAGCCTGCCTCAAGGATGGGCAGGGTGTTGATCTGGCCGCGATTGTCGAGCGGGACGATCATGTCTTTGATGAAGCCGAGATGCTTCGAGGTCCATTCGACATCGAGGCTCTTGACGTTGAACTTCACCTGGAAGTCAAAGCCGCCGCGCACATCGGCGGCGCTGGCGGTGACGAGTTCATTGGTGCCGGTGATGCGAGCCCCTTGCAGCGGCGGCATGTATTGCTGAATGAGATTGGCCGTGCGGGCGATGCACTGGCTGACGGCCAGCATGAACCAATCCAGATCGGCCTGCCCCATCATCATGGAAACGCTGTCCGGCAGGTTCTTGCTTTGGAAGCCGAAGAATTCATTCACGCAATCGCGCAGCGTGCGTTCGATCTCGATGCTGCGGCCATCGGGCGGCGGGATCTGCAAGGCTTGCGGCACTTTGCCACGGATGGACGGCAGGAAGACACCCGGAGCGGGGCGCAGGCCCTCTAGCTCGGGGTCGCCGGTCCACGTCGGGAAGGTGGTCAAGCTGGCGGCATCGGTGCGGCTATCCCATTGGGCTTTGACCGCCTGCTCCTTGGTCATGGTGATTTCCGGCACGCTGAAGCCGTCGAGGATGAGGCGCTCATCCTGGCTGAAGGTGAACGGCACAAAGGGATAACAGCCGTCCCAGTCCATGCGCAGCTTGCGCTTTGCCACCTTGTCCTTCACATCGGCATGCAGAATCGTGTGATAGGTGCCGGTGAGGCCATCGCTGGTCACAGCGCGGTCCCATAGCTCGATGATCTGGTAAAGGTGATTTTGCGCCTCGCCATTGGTCCGGGCGCTCCAGTTCACGCCAGCGCCGGACAGAGCCCACGGATAGGAGGCCATGCTGTTGCTGAACAAGGCACTGCGGCCCTTGTGCTTCTCGAGCACTTCCTTCACCCAGGCCTTGTCCCAATCATGCAGCGCGGCCTGCTCGCGAATCCACTGCGCCGAACGCCAGCGCACGCGGGCAATCCAGCGGCAGCTTTCGAGGTTATCCTCCAGCACCGTTTCGTAGGGGAAGAACACATCGACGAACGGCTGAAGCGCCTCCCAGCACGGGCTGGAGCGCTTGACATACGCCGCATGAACGGTGGCCTGCGACTCTCCGGCGCGGAGCTGGGCCAGCGCTTTCTTCACGGAGGCCTCGCCGATTTTGCGACGCTGCGCGGCTCCGGGTAGATTGCGCAGGGTCAAAGCGATCAGCTCCTGCTCGCGAGCGGGATCGAGCACGAGCGCCTCGAAGTCGATGCCTTCGATCAGCGTCATGTCCTGCGCCTCGGCGGCGGTCTGCATTTGCAGCCATTCGGCCACCATGGGCACGGTGAGTTGGATGGCCTCCACGCCGCGCTCTTCCTTCCATCCGACATACATCACCGAGGCACGAAAGCGGTCGGCGTAGCTGCCTGCCCGCAGGCCCTGCGTGACAAACTCGGTGCGCATGGGGCCGTTCAGGTAGTAGCGCAGCACCTGGCGCATGAGCCCGGCCCGCTTCGCATCGGTGCTCTCCATGGGGGTGACGTTCAAACTGCCGGCCATGAGTGCGGCGATGCGGGCGGCGTTGCGACGATTCATCACCGTCTGCGTGAGATGCACCTCGTGATCGGCCGCGCCGTTGAAGGGCTTGGCATCCGCTTTCTTGGTGTTGGCCTTTTTGCCGGTGCCCGTTTTGTTGTCCCACCAACATTTGCGCGTCTGCTCGTTGATCGCCATCTGCTTGAGGAACGTGCTGGCATCGCGGCAGGCGGCGTCCATTTCGTCCAGGGCATCGCTCACCTTCCAATCGGCAAGCGGCTTTTCCGGGTCGATGACGGAAGAGATTTCAGCGGGTTCAGACATTACGGGCAGGAGTTCACAGTGCTCTGTGAACCGCCTCGAACGCACCCTTCCCCAAGGGCAATGCCACCCTTTTGCACTTCCGCGCAAAAGTCAATCACTGTTTGCCGCAGCCAGCGGCGGTGCGAATGCAGCCCATGCGGATGCGGCGGCAGCAAGTCCCGCCGCGCCAGCACGCTTTCCGCCTCACGATACCGCAGGCCGCACGCCGTGAGTTCTTCAAAGACTTGGGAGTAGGAAAGGAGGAGTTTCATGGCTGTTTCCACAAGAGATGCTCTGTGCCATCGGGGCGAATAGCCGTGAGCGTTTGAAGTTCAAGCGTGTGCCCACAAGGCGGCGATTCTGTTAGCGGTTGTCCAGCCACAGACGCCAAAAACGACAAGCGATTGCAATCGCACGAGTGATTGCCCTCAAGATGCTGATACTTGAGCGCAGAAAACAATTCCTCCTCGTTGGTGAACGGCGGCAAAATCGCCTCCGCATCCAAGGGATGGCAGCCTTGAGCGCCCTCCGTGTAGCGCCTGCCGGTTTGCACGACGCACAGATAACCCGTGCCGTTGGTGAATTGCACGCGGATGTGATAGGTTCCAAGGTCTGAGTTCATACAAGGATCACTTCATGATCGGAAACTTCGCCTGACCGACGTGGCCGACGAACACGCGTTTGTCGATGAGCACGCGACCGCCGAGCTCGCGCCACTTGGCGCAGAAGGCGAAGTCCTCGCTGGTGCCGTCGTAGGAAGTGGGCCAGTAGCAGTGCATGCTGCCAAACTCAGTGTTTTCCATGAGCTTCACATGCGGGCGCATCGTCTCGAAGACGCTGCGATGCACACGCATGAAGCCGCGGGCGGTCTTCTGCACCTCCCACAAGACGCCGGGCTGAAGCGCCGGGTTTTCCTGCCCAACGATGGGCACCACGGGCGGGTCAAACTTGACGGTGCGCTTGGAGTAAAGCCCGAACACCAGCGGCTCATCATGTTCCCGCAGGTGCGCGAGGTCCTGCGGCTTGAACACGAGATCGGTGTCGATGACGATCATTTCCTCGCAATCGCTTTCGAGGAACTGTTTGGTGGCAATGTCCATGGCATAGCCTGGATACGGTGTGCTGAGATGGCAGAAAACGCTTTGGCCTTGCAGCGCCGCCATCATGCTGACGGCCCAGCCAGTGACGGAAAGGCCCATGCCGTTGTCAATGATGGGGTAAAAGATGGGTTTGGTGGTCATGGAGTGGTGATGTGGTGGTTAAATGCGGGTTTTGCGGGGAACAGGGCCGTCATACTCGAAGATGCCTGCCACATCGGTGGGCGTGACTTCGAGGCGCATGTTGCGACGGAATTGCGAGGCAAACACGCGAGGGCCGGTGAGGCGCACGCTGACCATGGCACCACCATCGGCGGGCTTGCAACGCAGGATGCGCGGCATGGCACCCGCCGCCTGCGCCAGCACGGCGATCTTCACCGGAGCCGGGGGCGCGGTTTGCAGGCCGATGAGCCGCAGCACCTCCGCCTCGCCCTCGGCGGTGACGTGGTAAGCGCGGCCATCTTTGAGGTAATGAATCGCCTCCTGCAACGCACCGCTCTCGCGCCATTGCTTGAAGGATTCACGAGGCACATTCAGCCGCGCAGCCAAAACGGCCTCGGGCGTGGTGGTGGGAGTGTCGGTGGTGGTGGTGGTCATAGGATTATTGTTTTCCGATTTGCGACAGGCCGCTGGCGAGGAACGCGCAGCCAATGATGAAGCCCGCCGCAAGCCACATGCAGCCAAGGCCAAAGTTGATTTCTGATAAATCGATGGTGATGCTCATGCGATGATGGGGTTAAGATTGAGGAAAAGCCAATCCACCAGCCGACTGCGCAGCAGCGGTGATGCTGGTGACGAGATCATGCAAGCGCACGCAGCATTGCAGCATGGCCTGTTTGGGCGTCTGACAGTTAAATTCAGATCGCACGTCGATGGATGCGCCCTTGGCCGAAGAATGCACTTCGACACTGCACAGCCAGCCTTTATCCATTCGGGACAAACGAGGCTTGCCATACGCTGAAAGGGCGACAAGCCCGTCATCGACAGGTGTGTCTAGGGTGATTTGATCAATGGTGATGCTCATGGTCTGATTGTCTTGCGTTGCGGCTCAATAGCCAAATTCCTGCTCCGGCCTGCGCTTCAAGCGGTCGCGATTCAAATGCCGTGGCCCAGCGAGGCAGAAATAGCGCCACACATCCACGGGGTCTTTGCAGGCTTCGTCCTTGCGTTTGGTCTGCTCGGCGTAGTCGGGAATGGTGAAGTTTTGCAGGCCGAAGATGGTGTTGGTGCATTCGCGGTTCACGCGAGCTTTGGGCTGCATCAGGATCGTGGTGGCAAAGGCATCGCGCACCAGCGCCAGGCCTTCCTGCACGCGCACGCCATCGGGCACGAGGATGGTGAAGCCATTGGGCAGATCGTAGAACTCCTGCTGAATCGTTGCTCCGGTGGCTCCGCTCTTCCACTGGCTCCAGCGAGGATCGCCATACGTCTCGAAGGGCTCGGCGCACAGAAGGGCATCGCCGCTTTTGACGGGATGCTGAACGACGCGCCCCTGCCACTCGCCGCCGGTTTCTTTCATTTTCTCCAGCAGGCGATGCCGCATCTGCCACACCAGCTCGGCATACTGCTCGAAGTTCCAACCGAGCCGCAGCTTCTGCGCCGGGCCTTCGTCGCCGTTCATGCGGTCCTTTTCGGACATCACAGCCCACGGGCCGGGCATCATGTCGTCGATGGCGATGCTTTCGCACGGCCATTCCTGCGCTTGCCAGAACCGGCCCATCGGATCGACAATGAACCAGCCGATGAAGAACGGCTTCGCCTCTGCGCCGTCGATGATCTCGTAGAGCGTGCCATCACGCGGCAGATCCTTCCAATCGCACAGATGCTGCTCCGGTTTCCACACGGCCTCGAATTCACTGCGGCTCGCCGCCTCGGCGTCGCCGTAGAGCTTGATGCGGATGGTCTTCTCATCGGCTCCGGCGTAGTCCTTGGAAAGTTGGGGATAGACGTTGACGTATTTGTTCGCGGCGGTGTGCAGGTAGCAAACCAACCGCGTTGGCTCCAGCGGATACGCGATCTTCGGCACACGCGGATCTTTGCAGCCGCCCTTTGCCGCCAGCTCGGGGGCGATGACCTTGAACTTGTCGGGCTTCACCGCGCCCTGCATGAAGTAGCGCACGGTGGGCGTGAAGCCTTCCTCCGGCGTGTAGGTGATGAGATGCACGCCGTGCATGAGCGCCCCCAGCAGCTCGCCATGCGGCCGTTTGGCACCGGGCACACCGTCGGCCAGCGGCACGAGGTAGCTTTCGAGGGCAAGCATTTGCTTCCGGTGCTCATCGCGCTGCGTTTCGATGGCTCGCGACGCAAGACGATCTTTGAGCGCCTTGACGTGATCGACGGGAATGCCTTCGTCCGACCACACAAACGTGAGCGCGTAGCCTCGGAAGCTCTCCAGTTCCTGCGTGAAGAAGCGAAACTGCACCATGCCGCCG